AATTAGCTTTTCGTTGCTCATACTTTATAACGATTTGATTTAATATTTTTATTGTTTTCATAGGTTATTTGTTTTTGGAAATATGTTTCTAATTTAATTAAATAATTGTTTTTAAATAGCTTTTTTTTAAACAATTAGAATTATAGTTCTAAATTGTTTCTGGTTTGTAGTTATCAATATCAAAGTGTCCTATCTTAAAGCTGCTGGGCTCACGTCTTAATCTGCGCTTGGCAGGTTCGTAGCCTTTGCTTTTGCAGTACGTTAGTATCTCTAAGTATGTCGCATCAATGTTATTCATCATAATACTAATAGGCTCACTTGCGTAATATTTGTCTATGTATTCTTTTGTGCTTTGTGTCATAGTTTTTAATTGTGTAGTCAGTTAAAGCTGCCATTACAAAACCTGTTGCAATTAGCAGAAGGCAAATAGCGTAAATCATTTTGAGTAGATGTCTTGTAATTGACCAATAAGGTAACAAGCTACTAAAAATAAGGCTAAAAGTTGTGCGGTTTCTTTTTTCATTGTGTTTGTGTTTTGATTAAATAATAACCAAATATACAAGTTTTTCACAATCCACCAAATAATTCTTAAATTTATTTTTGTAACCTTGTTGCAATTATAGGAAGGCATACCTACCAGTGCCACGTTTAAGGCTGAAGTTCTGCCAAGCCAAAGCCAAAGCCATAACTGCATCATCGTGAAAGCCTGAAGGTGCGGAGTACTTTACCCCCGTTGCCGTGTACATATACTCAAATACTTCAAGTTCCTGGCTTATTATCCCCTCAGGGTAGCCTATCTTACCTTGATGTATCGCAGCTTGTAGCCCTTCCATAAGTTGCTGCTTACTTGAACTTGTGAACTTTAAGCCTTGTATCATTACCCCTTCTCTTTGTAAGTCCTCGAGTATCGGGTCTCCAACCCCCGTACTATCGACAAGGATAGGGCATTTAGGCAGCCTAAGGATAGTTTGCTTGGTATTGTGCCAATCCATTTGAAAGCGGTCAAAATAAGCCACGTTTCCATCTTCGTCTAAGCCTACGATAACTGTCCAATCGACTGACTTGGCTAAATCAATTCCATAAGCCACAACCGGCATAGTTGTAACTGGGTGTAAGCACTTGCGTATATGTTGGCTACCAAAAGGGTTTGCTGCGTTCTCAGCAGGGTTTGCCATATACTCCTGCTCGAACACAACCTCAGGCAGTTGCTTCCTTGCATCGTCTATCTCTTGTGGGTCTATGTAAGGGTTATCGTATGTAGTGAACTTAAAGCTTTGCCAATCTGGTTCTGCTTTGCTAAACAAACTAAAGAAGTAGTTTTTACCTTTAGGGGTGCTTAAGAATATAGCCTTGCCCTTGTAGTCCGTTAAGGTAGGTCTTATAGAGTTAAGCCACCCATCTTCAAGGTTAGGTATAAAGGAAGCCTCGTCTATTACTGCCAAATGAAACTTTAACCCTCTAAGATTGTCCAACCTTTCGCCCGTAAAAAAGCGTATGCTCCCACCCGTAATAAAAGTAATAACCAGGTCGCTTTCGTTTTTAGAGTATATCTCTAATGGCAATAGGTCTACTATCTCTTTAAAAAATATTTTTCCTAATTGGTAAGTAGGTGTAATGTAAGCTACACGCTTTTTATTTACTGCCGTGTCTATGCTAATCGTTTGGCTAATCAAGGACTTGCCAAATCTTCTCCCTGCCATCATTACAATAAATCTACTTTCGCAGTCGATTACTTGCTTTTGCGCAGGGTGTGGTTTATGTAAGCTTAGACCTATTGTTTGCATTACTTATCGTAAGTTATTTTAATCTCACTTACTTCGTGTTTGTTCTCTGACTTCTCTACTAAGCTATTCAATCGCTGAGTAATGCTTGGATTGTAAACCCCTGCCATTCCCCCTTCGATTTGGTCTTGCCTTATTTTTCTCCTAATATGCGAACAGATGGTTAAAAAATCTGCGTAAGCATTATTTGTATTAGCAAAATAATGGCTTAAATCTCCTATAATTCCTTTGTCTGCACAAAAGTTCTCAAAGCCTTCTATTGTCAAAGGTCTCTCCCTTAATCTGTAAACTTCGTCTCCGTCTTTGCCTACGAAATCGTGTACCTTGATTGGATTGCTTTTGCAGTATTCTGCGTACTCAGTAAAGTATTGCAGCATTAATTCTGGTGTCTCTATAAGTTTAAACCTACCCATCTATTTTGTTTTTATAGTGTTGACATATCCTATCCATTACAGATAGGTAATATGTGTTAAAATCTTTGTAGCCTTCGTTGTCTTGTTCGTATGTCTTGTATAAGATGCCCCTTAATCTTTGGCTCGGTGTCTTAAAGGTGTCTGGGTCTGCCTTTAGGTTTTCTACAATATCTTGCTCTTCTTTACTAAACGGCTCTTCTTTAATTGCTAAGTAACAAAACTGTTGGTTAAGTTGAAACAAAGAAGCTGCATCTTTAGGACTTAGTTCCTGGGTTGCTAAAGTTAGCTTGATTGTCTTGTCTTTGCGTGAGGCAATGCTTTCTATTTGTGAACTTAATAAAATCATAGTATGCCGTTTATTATATCGTTTGCTTCGTCTATTGCATCTTCTTGGTCGAGGTAAGTATCTACGTCTGCTATATGCTTATTGATTAAAGTTTCTGCCATTGCATAGGTGTAATGTCCTATCGTGGTCATATCGTCTCCGTTTTTACCCGTCTTACATACTGCAAGGAAGTAAGCCTTGTGGGTAAGGAGTAGCCATATAGCGTTTAACTTTCTCATCTACCTTGACCTCTATAAGCTTTTTCTCTTGGCGTATGCTTATTAAAGGACTTCTTTGCAGAGCCTCTTTTGCGTTTGCCAAAGCTAACTTTGTTATTGTTCTCTTTAATCTTTGCCATAATTCTTTGAGTGTATGTCTTTTAGGAACTCTTTATATTGTTTTTTATCTCCATATTCTATGTGGCACTTCCTACACAATCCCATTAGGTTTTCAATCGTATCTTTGTCTTTGCTGCCACCCATTCCCCTCGCCTCAATATGATGTATGTCTACCGCTTGTGAGCCACACACTTCGCAAGGAATGAAGTCCGTTTTTTTATACCCCATTCCCTGCAAATATATTTGTGTGTGTTTCTGCATACCTTCCCCATTAAATTTTCCGTTGATTAATTGTTTAAAAAAATTAACTATGCAAATTATTTATTGTCTATTTCTTTTAGTTTGTTAATCGCCCATTCAATTCCTGAAACACCACCCCAGGCATCATACATTAACCCACCACAACCTTCGCTATAAGGCACGTCTTTATGTTGCTGATGTCTTTTAAAAGAAGCCATACGGGCAATGGTATCTCTACTAATTGGCTCACGGTTTGCCAACTGTCTTGCTCTTGCTTTCCCAGTTGCTTCTCCACAAGAACCCCAACCATTTTTCTCTGCCCATTCTATTGCCCTTTTTGCGTTATTAGTTGCACTTTCGGGATAGTCGGTATAGCTATCTGCGAACTTGCCACCTGCAAGAATAGCCTTCCAAACTTGCATTGCTTTTTCCTCGGTATCGTAAACGCAACCGCCTGAGCCTATTCGGTACTTGCCATTAGAGGCACATTTATATATTGGCATTTCTTATGTGATTATATATTTTTGTAATGTGGTTAATAAATTCTTTATAGTCCATATCCATTTTTGCTACATTACAAGTTTTGCAGCAAGTAACTACATTCCCTTGAATATATCCTTTTGAACTATCTATCCTATCAATACCATTATACATAAAGTTATACTTAAAATTAGGTTGATTATAGAGCATATTATTGCTATGTTCTGTGCCACAATAATGGCATACATCTTTAACTAATTTAAGTATCTCTTCTCCTGATAATGTGCAAGTTAAGCCTCTTTTTAAGTATCTCTTATTTAACCTGCTTTTTAATACATTTGCACAAGTAAGTTCTAAATTTTTATTACTAAACTGGTTTGTAAAATTTTGTGTTAGTTTACACTTTTTACATAAAGCACCTCTCCTTCTTATTTCCTCTGCTCTTTGTGTACACTCTATGCCACATTTATCACAAGCATAAGTACCAACAGACCTTAATCTGCCTGACTTGTCTACCTTTGTGTGATAAAATATTTTTGCTAATATTACTGGCATAGTTTACTATAAATATACTTTCGGTCTAAATTTATCTCGTCAAAGTTATACTTCTTTTGGCAGAACTCAAATAACTTCTGTCCGCTTTCCTTACGCATATCCGCATCGCTTACTAAATCTCGTATATGTTTGTACCAATCCTTTTGGCTTTTAACATAATGCACGGGCATATCTAAGTAAGGATTGACTTGGCTAACTATGGCAGGGTTCTTTTTAGAAGCCGTTTCTAATACCTTAAGATTCGACTTCATAGCGTTAAACTTGTTATCTACCAATGGAATAATTGAAATGTCGCTATCCGTATAAGCACCCATATATTCCGTAACCTTAGCGTAGTTGTAGATAGTAGGGTTAAGTTTTAGTCCGCAAGTAAAGGCATCTATCATTTTATCCCATATAGGCTTCTCCCCGTCATTGTAACCTGCAATAATAGTTCTTATGTTCATACCTTGCAATCTTTTAAACGGCTGCCTAAGTATTTCTAAATCTCTTTCGTGCGTTCCGCTACCGCTCCAAAACAATCTTACTTTGTAATCTTCCGTCTTGTTATCCTGGAACTGCTCTTTTCCGTATGGTAATGCATTAGGTAAGATGTGTACGTTCTTATTGTATTTAGTTATCTCGTCTGCCAACCTTTCGTGTGTGCAGGTGCATAGGTCTGCAATTTCTAAATAATCAGTAATTAGTTTACCTATGTTATTGTACTTATATCTTAAATACAACAAATGGCTTTCGCTAAGTTCCCAGTAATCGTCATTATCGACTACTAATTTAAATCCGTACTTAGTGCGCCAAGTGTCCATTTGCTTTGCATCTATCTCGTTAAGCATTCTATTCATAAGCACAATATCCCACCCTTGCTCTAATAGTTCGTCATTAAGTACATCGGTAATAAGTGCGTACTCTTTTTCCATATTAACTATTGGCATCATAATTCTATGGTAGCCAACTCCACTATTTGCTGAAGTTATACAAAGTATTTTCATAAGTTTATATAATAAGTTTTATTTCCATTTGTATAACCAGATACATTATTACTATGCAGATTCCAGGTTTTTTGTACTAATTCATTTTTATTGTAACCATAAGCATCAATGCTATTTTGCTCAATATGATTAGCAGTATATTCTTTAATGAATTTCGTATGCAAACCTGCTGCTCTGCATCTCGTACAATAATCTAAATCTATTGCTCCATAAGGGTCAAGTTCTTGATTGAATGCACCAACTCTTTTTATAGTTTCTTTTGTGATAGTGAAGTTACCAATTAAATCAGCCGTGTCATTACCTGTACTATGTAAAGGAATAGAACAAATACCAATAGTTTTGTCTTGTAAAAAGTCATTTCTTATTTGCAACCAATTATCAGGTTCTAATATATCGTTACCCATAATAGTTACATAATCTATATTATCAAAGTTTAAATTCCTTAACCCTTTATTAGTTGCAAATGCTATACCTTCTTCATTAATGATAGTAACTATATCAATATGCTTACCTGCATTTTTGATATTCTCAAACAATGTATTGATGTTCCTATCTTTATAGTTTAAGTATACTATTGCATTCATTATCTTATGTTTGAGCCGATTTCTCGTGCAGGAACTCCTGCGTATTTAGTATTTGGTTTTGCATCTCCTTTTACAAAGGCACTTGCTCCTATCATACAGTTTTCTCCTACATTTGCAAATTGATGTAGAACTGCGTTAAGTCCTATATTAGCACCATTGTCAATAATTGAATGCCCGCCTATTTTTGCTCCGCAGCTTATAGTAACATTGTCTAAAATTGTGCAGTCGTGTCCGATGTGTGCGTGTTTCATTATGAAACAATTATTACCAATGAATGTGTCTATCTCAGTTCCTGCGTCTATTGTTACAAGTCCTGTAATAACATTGTTATCGCCTATGTATACTTTGCCTTTTTCTTTTTGCCAAAACTTTTTATGCTCGGCTTTGTCGCCTATAATACAATAAGCACCAATATAGTTGCCATCTCCGATAATTACGTTATCGCCAATGATAGCGGTAGGGTGGATAAAGTTAGCCATTCTTTTTTTTATTTTTGGGTTTAGGTTGTTCTTCGTACCAAGTATATAAGCGTTTAATCATATCGAAGATACAATTACCGCACCATACTGTTAGAATAAAATCTGCACTCATATACTTGCGATAAATATGCTCGTACATTTTTAAGATGTCTAAGTCGATATTTCGCACATAACCATTTTGAACTGTATGCCAATTACCAACGTGGTCATCTAAAAATTTGCGGTGTTCTATTTCCATAAGTTCCACATTAGTTTTGAAAGTAAAGGTGCAGCTACTCCTGGTATAAACACAAACGCAATAACATCGGTACATATTGCAGGTAGTAAATATAAAGTTAAACCTGTCCAAGCTGCTAAACAACTTGTGCAGCTAAAAGGCTTAAAATCTAACTTCCACTTCCTATGAAATTGGTGTATCTCAACAAAGAATATTGCAAAGCATATCGCTGCTATAATTATCATTTGCGTAGTTGTTTTTTAAGTTCTCGCTTAGTTAATTTAAGTTCCCTATGAATTGACATATAAGGTATACCTGTAACCCTACTTAGTTCTTTAGCGTTGCAGTTATGCTTAATTGCATACACTCTTAATAGTTCTGCTTTGTACCAATGCATCTTTGACAACTCATCTTCTACTTTATTAAGTAAATCTTCGTCTCTGTCGTGAACAATCAATTCAACTTCTAAAGGCTTTCTGTATGTTCTGTAAAATTGGCTTGTATTACTTTGCATCATATTAATCATAGTTCTAACCAAGTAGAACTTTAATACGTTACGGGTGCGCATATCTATTAAACGTTCCTCGTCCATTTCGCATAGCACCTTAAATAATTCGCTTCTTAAATCGTCTTGTAAATCTTCAGGCTGCATTTTGTCTATTGCTTCCTTAAGTTCTCTGCTTTCCCAAAGTTCTAATATGATGCTATTCTTGTTCATACTCCTTTAAGGTTAGTTTACCATTATCTTCGGTTGCTATGTAACAAAAACAATTTGCCGTTTTTGCTAAGTTTAAGAATGCTATTTGGTAGCTGCTAAGTTTATCGCCTATGGCTTTTGTTTCGCAATAAACCGCAACCCCTGTTTGTGTATGAAAACCTACTACATCTGGAACTCCTTTAAGACCTATGAACGTGCGCCCACGAACCGCTAAGTTATTGTTACGCCATACAAAACACCCGTTTTTATTTAGGGTCTTAATAGCTTCTTTGGTTAATTCGTTTGCGGTCATATTACAAAACTATATTAAGAAAATGAAACTTTACCAAATTTTATTTGTTCCTCAAAAAATAAAGCTACGGCTATGGCTCTTGCTTGGTTCTTAAGCCAACTTTCAGTCCATTCGTCTCGGTATTGCTTTGCGCTTATGATGTCCATTTTATTAGCTTTGTAGGTAATAATCTCCATAAGTTTCTTTTTAGCAAGTGCGCCATCTTCTTTTGTCCATATTTTTATTCCTGTGCTATTAAGCTTTGTAAATACACTTAATGGGTTAAATAACCTGTCAAAAGTTCTATTCTCAAGCAGCTTATACTCTTGGTAACTGTAATCAATTATCTCCAAATCTGTTAAGTGTGGGATTGCTTCTACTCGTTCTTGTGGCATCATTTTTCTTACTTCGTTTGCTTTTTTCTTGTACCTATCCATTACCTGACTAAAGTATGCAGGACTAAAGTTTTGGTAGTGGTCTATAAAGTCATTGGCTACCATTTGCTTAAACGCTACTTTAACCTCGTTTATTGTAAATCCGCCATACTCGGTTCTTATCCAATCTTCTAAGATTGCTAACTTAACTTCGCCAGGATTGTTAATACCTACAAGCTGCATAAGGTAAACAAGGTTTTGTTTAAATATGGTAGAGTTTAGATTCCTCATTCTTTCCCCTACAAATGCGGTCAAAATCTCCTTCTCCATAGGAAGTAGAGTAGATGTAGTTGTAGTTTCTAAGCTCTTCGAGTTCGTACTTATTAAGTTTGCGTTGATTATTTGAAGTTCCTTTTGCATCTTCTTTTAGGTTAAATAGACCTTTCCAACCATTTGCCATTGACTGATTAATTATTTTTATAGCAATGTCTTCTTGTCCGTTTGATAATTTTGTTAATTCAGATAGAGCAGCAAGTTCACTTTGATTTGTTTTGTATGTAAACTTAAACTCTTTTTTCTTATATTCTTTCCAAGCTATCCATATTTGTTCAAATTCAATAGAAAAAAATGGCAGTTCTATTTCTTCTTTAACCTTATCCTTATCCATTACCTTATCCTTAACCATAACCTTGTCCCCTTGTAAGGGGCTACTAAGGGGCTTAAGTTGGTCATCTATTAAATTGTATTTTAACAAAATTTTAACAATTCCGCCGTGTGCTTTGTTGTCTGGATTAAGTCCGCTCGGATATTGAAAATCTATAAACGAAGGTATAAACCACTTATTGCCATTATCAATTTTTATGATTTTATCATCAAAAAATTTTATAGCATCTTGCTCATTTATATCTTCTCCTATACGAATTTTAGCTACATCAATGTCTACCTGCCAAATTCCTGCGTGGTCGCAATCATCACAAATGTAAAGCCATAGAAGTTTGTAAGGTGCTGAAAGGTTGCGGATAAAAGGTTTTTTCCATTTTTCAGTATCAGTAAATCGTTTAGACATATTGACTATATTTTAAAATATCTTGGGTTGTATAATTATATGTATCTCTATATTTAACTATTATAGGTAAAATATCTTGATTAAGTTCTTTATAGGTAAATCCTTTTAATAAAAAATGCTTGATTAATCTATGAAATAATACCTTGTCTTTTTCTTCATTATCGTGGCAATCACAACATAATGTAGTATAAAATTCATCTAAATACTCCCAAGGTTCATTGTCATAAATATAAACCTTGTGATGTACGTGCAGTTGTTTTTCTGTTGAACCGCACATTGTACAAGTAAACTCGTCTCTACTCAAAATTTCAAGACGTTTCTTTTGCCATTCAGGACTTTTTAGTTTTTCTGCGTATGTCATAAAATAAAAAAGCCCCCAATAGAGTCGAGCTACCAGGGGCTATTATTTAACCACTAAACACATTATCGGCTCGACTTTCGCTAATGTGTCTTATATTTATGTTGCGAATATACACTAAATTTCTTTAAGTTCTAATTTTAAGCAAAGTTTTTTTAGCTTAGTTTTAAACCAGTCCTCAGTTTCTATTAGGTTATTCGCTTGTTTTATGTTATGGATAGCAGTCGTATGGTCGCTTGTTCCTGTGTATTGGCTTATCTCCTTCAGGCTCAATTTAGTATAACGCCTTAATAAGTATGCCGCAGCCTTGCGCCCAAACGTAGTTTTTAAACTCCTATCCTTAATTAATACATCGCACTCAAACTCTTCGTCTACCAATTTGACAATAGTCCTTGCGCCAATGTCTAACCCTAAAGGTTCATTATCTTCTATGCCTAACAATCCAAGTTGCTGCATCATTTCGTGCAGTTGCAAATGGGTGTTGCGTTGTGCGAAGTATAACTCCTTTAATTGTCTTATTGATATATCCTTTTTCTTATTCAGCATAATTAAAACGGCAATCCTTCCGTATCTTCTTTAGGTTTAAAATCATTTACATAAATCTTGTAATCGGGTTGTTTGTCCTCGGTCTTGTAAGCATTAACCCACATTGAGTATTTAACATCATTAATTGTAAAATTAATTACTTCTCCTTTAGCGGTCTGCTTTTTCCAACCGCCAGTACTCCATTTTTTTTGTTCCATTTTTTACTTTTTTATTAGTGAATATTTACTTACAAATTTAGGTTGTTTCTTGTTACCTACGTTAATTAGGTCGGATTGTATCTTATATCCTTTGCGTTTAAGTTCAAAGATAACCGCCGATAATCTTAGGCTATTAAACTTAGTTAGAGCCTGAATTGGTGTTAATGTTTTGCCTGAAAGCAAGTGGTTCAAGATTTGTTGTTGTTGTGTCATTGTTATTGATTGGGTTAAAAAAAACTGGTTTGTCTAATTTATTTTCATACTTTTTAATAAAGGCTAATAAGTCCTCGTATGCCTCTTCGTTATACCAAGCGTAATGGTAAACTTCTGCAAGTAACATCTGCCTTTCAAATGGTAATAGTTCCCTCATTAGCTTTTCTTTACTGTTTCTTTAATATTGTTAAATTCGTCTAAGGTCTTGATAGCTTTGATTTTCTCAATAGCTTTATACTTTTGTTCCTGAGTAAACTTTGTCTTATCTAACTGCTCAATTAAGAACGCCTTTTGCCCTTCGCTTACTTCGTCTTTATGCTCATTGGTAGCATCTGCATCTTTGGTGTCGTCTATTGCGAACAATCCGTTAAGCGCATATTTACGAGCGTAGGAACTTGCTGCTCCCGTAATTTGTGAGCAGTCCATTCCTTTTTTGTTTTCTTCTTCACGAGCAAGACCCGTGCAGGTAATGTTATCTTCTCCGTTACTTAGACAAGCAGTAGATTTTACATAAACTCTACCGCCTACTTCTATTACCTCGTCGCTTAACATTAAAGCGTAGCCGTACTTATGGCAGATAGGTTTTGCAGCTTCGATAATATCTTCTGCACTCCTGTACTTGTATTTAGCAAAAGCATTGAATTGGTTTTTAGGTGCTTTTAGTTCCTGTTGAATTTTAATTAGGCTCATTGTTATTTGTTTTGTATGTCTATGTTATAGTGTTCTAAAATTTCGATAATAGGTTCTTGTCTTTTCTTTAGGCTTACAAAGTACTCGTA